CCCCGACCCCAGGCTTTCTCCCCCTACGGGGTGCGGCGGTTTGGCAAAACGCGAGGTTCAACCATGATCACAATAAGCAAGAACCCGCCCCGGAAGAAGCGAGGCGAGACGCCGACGATTGAAGTCGTCGCGTTGCCATCGCCGCCGACCGTCGAACGCGACCGCGTCATCGACATAGAGCGCCAGATCCTCCATATTGACCATCTGTTGAAACTCGCCGAGGATCGCGACCTTCAGGGCATTGCTCGCCTCATGGGTACACGTCGCGGACTCGCCGAGGACCTCCGGGTCGAGCTTGAGCGGCGCGAACAAGTGTCGACTTCCGGCAACGCGCGCGAGCTCGAGGAGGCGCTTGTCGCGGCGCTCGCCGAGGTCGACGAGGATCGGCTCGCCCGCGTGCTCGGAGAGGTTTCGCGTCGACGCGGCCGCGACCTCGCGTCGCTTATCGGGGGTGAATGATGGTCGCCGACCTCGCCGCCCTCCGTCGAGCGGCCACCCTCGCCACCGAGCTCGCCGCGAGGGATACCGCGTGGGACGTCGACCACGTCAGATGGACGCCGCCGCAGGGCGTGTTCCTTCGCTCGACCGAGCCGATCGTTCTCCTTCGCACGGGGAACCAGTGGCTTGGGAAGTCGACGGTCGGAATCGCCGACGTGATCCTCCGATGCCTCGGTCGACATCCGGCCGATCCTCGAGGTCAGCGGCCGCCGATCATCGCATGGGTCATCTCGCCGACGAACACCCACTCGGTCGGAATCCAAGGTAAAGCCTGGACCCTCGCCCCGAAACACGAACTGGCGCCCGGTCAAGCCTATGACGACGTCAAGGGGTTTCGCGGCCGATATGCGGCGTTGCGATTCGGAAACGGGTCCATCATTCACTTTCGCACCGACCGTCAGGGCGCGCTCACGCTGTCGGGGGCGACGATCGACCACGTCCTCATCGACGAGCTGTGCAGCCCGCGCGTTTACCAGGAACTCAAGAAGCGCGTCGCCCGTCGAAACGGTAGCATTCGCCTAACCTTGACCCCGATCAACGCGCCGGCCGACTGGCTCCGGGAGATCGCCGCGCAAGGCGAGGTGGTCGACCTGCATTTCAAGTGCCGCCCCGAGTACGCCATTCCCGAGGGGGAGGTCGAACCACTCCGCGATCCGAAGTCGGGCCGGCCCATGGACGCCGACTGGTTCGCGGAGTTTCGCGCATCGTCACCAGAGGACGAACGCCCGGTCGTGATTGACGGAGAATGGCAGATCGAACATAAGGATCGCGAGCTCGCCGGGTGGAGTGACCGATATATCTACACATCCCATGACAGCCTGCCCCGATTCGCGGAGTACGGGCTCGGGATCGACTACGGGCAAGCGAGCGACCGAACCGTCGCGATCCTTGCGGCTTACTCTCCCGAGCGGGGTGTCTACGTGCTCGAAGAATGGGTGGGCGACGGCAAGGTTCCGATCCTCGAGCAAGCCCAGGCGATCCGCCGAATGATCCGCCGTCGCGGCCTGCACATCAAGGACATTGGCCACCGGATCGGGGATATCAACAGCGCCGGCCTCCTCGGCTACATCGGCAGCATGAACGAGGCGCTGACCGAGGCGATGCGCACCGTGGTCAAGGCCGAGCGAGATCCGGCCCTTCCGCCGGACTGGGGATTCGTCTCGGCAAACAAACGGCGCGGAAGCGTCGGGTATCGCCTCCGACTGTTGAACGGCTCGCTGGCCGCCCAGCGATTGTGGGTGCATGAATCGTGCAACCGCCTGATAACGTCGATGCGAACGTATAAACCCGGACTAAAATCGTCGCTGATCCTCAAAGATCCGCTCGATGCTCTCGGCTATGTCGCCGAGACCTGGATGCGGAGCGCCACTCCGCAGCCGACCGCGATCGAACTTCGCCGGTAGCCGGCCGGGCTCCGACGCGATACGCAAGCGACGAGGGGACATCTCATGTACCTGCCGATCCCGAGTCATGAGCGCGCGCGAATCGAAGAGGGCGAGCTCCGAATGAGCCTGCTCGAGGGCCGGTGGGATGGCGCCCTTCGCGAGCGCATGGGCCGGTTCTTCGCCGAGTCCGTTCGGGATCGAATCAGCTCGGCCGTCGACATGAGCCGCGCGCCGTTCAAATACTCGATCGACGCATTGAACCTACTTTATCTCGACGCTCCGACCGTCGCGGCGGGTGACGCCGACCTGTCGCCTCTCTCCGGCGCGACCCTGTGGCCGATCCGACACCAGGCCCACCGGATCGTCCTCGGTCTCGGCGAATGCCTCATTCGGTGGGATGTATCCGAATCGGGCGGGGTGCGCCGTCTCACACATCGACTCGTTCTCCCGCACCGGTGCGAAGTCGTCACCGATCCGCGAGATCAGTTTCGGGTCCTCGTTATTCGCGAGATGATGGAGGTCCCGCAACCCGATGGTCGACACTGTCTCTACCGTGAAACGCACGATGTTCGCCCAGAAGCGCCGACGCCGTATATGGTCGAGGAGTGGGTGAGCGATGAGTCGGGCGCGCATCAGTGGGTTGACGTGACGGCCGAACAGACACGCGGCCTCGAGGGCGGGGTTCCCTACCGTGACTCGGCCGGCGCTCAGATCATCCCCTACGCGATCCACCATCAGTACCTCGGATCGCACACCTGGCAATGGCGCGTCTGGTCTGAGCTCGTCGCGGCGCAACTGCACTCGGGATGTCTCCAGACCTGGTTGCTTGCCGGCATTCGCGACAACGCCTATCCAACTCGGGTAGCGATTGATCTCGACATTCCGAGCGGGACGGTGATCCCCGAAGGGTCGATCGCGGGGCAGGGCGGAAGCGCCTACATCACGATCGAGCCTTCGACGATCCTCCGCATGCGAACGGCGAACACGGCGACGGGCACCGGTTCGATCGCGACTCTCGCCGCGACCATGGACCCGGCGGCGGTTTCGGGTGTGATCGCCAGCTACGTTGAGCAGGCGCTTCAAGATGCGGGGTTGGGGCCGGCGGACGAGGCACCGGCGAAGGGCGTCAGCGGACACGCGATCTCGATCTCCCGTGACGCGCTGCGTCGCAGCCAACGCCAGCAAATCCCGGCCGCCCGCCTCGGGGATCAGGTCATGCTTGCCCTCGGCGCGCGGCTCGCAAATCGCTACCTTGGAACGGCGCTTCCCGAAGATCCGGCGGCATACTCGCTGTCCTATCACGGCATCCCTTTGTCGACTGCCGAGGTGCAGAGCACCGTCGATCGCGTGACCCGTCTCCTCGACGCTGGCCTGATGACTCGCGCGATGGCACTCCGTGAGGTCCATCCGTACCTCTCCGAGGCGGACGCCGCCCAGCTCGCGGACGAGATCGACGGCACAAAACCCGAGCCGGTCGCCACACCGGCGCCAGCGCCGGAACCCGCGCCCGTCGAGCCGGTCGACATGGCGGCTGACGCCGAGGAGGACGCGGGCGAGGTGGGGATCTCGCCGGACATGGTTGAACAGATCCTCGAGATCGTCGAGTCCGTCGCCGAGCGTGAGATCCCGCGCGCGTCGGGTCTCGCGATCCTGACCCGGATCCTCGGCGATGACGAGGAGGCCGCCGCCCGCATGCTCGCCGACGCCGGCGCCGGTTTCGCCCCGGCCGCCGAGCCGATCAAAGTCGACGTCGCGAGCACGCAGCCGGTCGGCGTGTCGATCGCCGTCGAGGAGTAGACATGCCAGTTCCGCCGCTCGCCGTCCGTCGCGCCGCCGCCGATGGTCTCCGACTCCGAGAGCAGTACAACCGGGGCGGGACCGAGATCGGGGTAGCTCGCGCCCGCGACCTATCGGGCGGTCGGAACGTCAGCATCGACACATTACGTCGGATGATCGCCTACTTCGATCGCCATGAGATCGACCTCGACGCACCGGCGGCCCATCGAGGGAATCCAGGATACCCGAGCGCCGGTAAAATTGCGTGGCTTCTGTGGGGCGGAGATCCCGGCCGGGCGTGGGCGAAACGCGAGTTAGCAGCGATTGAATCTTAACACCGGAGATACCATGGCAGACGAGACCGCCGACCAACCGCCCGAACACTGGCGCACCATCACCCCGGAGGCGAGCTGGCGTGAGCTGTCGTCGACGCGCGCGAAGCTCGCCGCCGAACGGGCCAGCGCACAGCAGGCCGTCGCTCGGGTCGCCGAACTCGAGGGGCTGATCAATCAGGTCGAACCGAAGCTTCAGCGGGTCGCCGACCTCGAAGCGATGACCGCCCGCCTACAGTCTCGCCTATCCATGAGCCGGCTCGGGATCGTCGATGACGAGGTGGCCGAGATCGCGGAACAACGATTCAGCCGATACCAGTCGGCGGCGGGCAAGGATGCGAAGGCGCTTGACGCATGGCTCGCCGAGGAGGCGCGCGCCGATCGGATCCTCTCGCCGCTTCTCGCGCCGGCCGCGAGCGCGACCCCGACCGCGCCGCTCCCTCCGGTCCCGGTCGTCCCGGCGCCGACCGCGCCGCAACGAACGTCCGGAACCACGGCTGACGAGATCGCGCGCATCCGTGCCGCGAATCAGGGTCGAATCCCGAAGGAGGTACAGAAGGACCTCGGAACCCGAATCTCGCTCGGCGACTTGCTCGGCGGACGTCGATAGGGTAGCCTACACGAAAGCACGACCGCCCGCTCCCGAGCTGCGTCACCGCTCGCGTATCAGGTCATCATGATCACCGCCGCGCCATCACTGGCGCGCGATACGCGAGGCGAAACATGGCGAACGAAGTAACTAACGCATCATTCGTGACGAACGGCGGCCGCACCGCCGAAATCTTGGCGGGCATCGTCCAGGAGGCGCTGTACGATCCGACCGACGTGCGGAGCACCGCGCTCATGGTCCCCTGGATTGCGGCCGGCTCGGCGAGCCTCGAGGCCCTCGTCGACGCCGCTCCCGGTGCCGGCGCGGCGGATTCCACCGAAATCGCCAGCGGCGCCAGCAACTCGGCGTACACGACCGCCGGAAAGAACATCACGATCGCTGGGTACACCCGGCAGTACCAGATCAGTGACCTGTTTGGCGTCACGGCCGGCGCGGGTCAGGTGGATGCGTCGCGGATCGCCATGAAGCTCGAGCGCGCGTTGACTCTCACCCTGACCGACTTGATCACGGCGTTGTACACCGGTTTTGCGAACTCGGTCGGGACCTCGGGCGTCAACTTGTCGACCTCCGACATGTACTCGGCGATGTATCAGTTGATCAACTCGAACGTCCCGTTCGGTCCGACCTCGCCGGTGTTCTGCGTGTTGCATCCTCAGCAGTTCGTAGACTTCATGTCGTCGCTGCGCGGCGAGACCGGGTCGGACTCGCTCCAGGTCGACACCGCCCAGCAGCTCCGCTTCTCGGGCCCCGGCTATAAAGGCGTTTGGAAGGGAGTTCAGATCTTCACCTCTGACTCGGTCGTGTCGGCTAACGCGGGTGCGGACCGTGCGGGCGCGATGTACGGTCTCGGCGCGATCGGCTACACTCTCGGCGATGTCCGCCCGCTTGTCGGGCTCCACATCCCGAACGAGGACGTCCTGATGGCCACTCCCGAGATGATCATCGAACGCCGCCGTGCGACCGGTTCTGATCCGCTTTCGACGCTTGTTGCTCACTTCTTCCCCGGCGTCGTTGAGCTGGAAGATTTGCGCGGCGTCCAGATCGTCACCGACCTCTAATCCTGGGTCGCGGGTCGCGGCGCCGGGCTCTCTCCGGTGTCGCGGCCGTCGCGATCCGCGACTCTTTGACCCGATACCGGAGAAACCACCATGGCAACGCCACAACCGCTCCCAGCACCACAGGCATACCGTCAGAGCGAGGTCGACCACAGCGACCGCCTGTCACAGATGCGCCAGTCCCATCCTCGGTATGTCTACGCTCACCACTGGCAAGCGTGGGCGTATACTGAGGTCGCCGAAAGCGGCAAGGTCATCCCCGGCGAGGATCTCGGTCGCGGTCTCGGTCGCGGCGAGTGGGTCCCGGTGCTCCACCGCATCTTCGTTCGCAAGGGTTTGAGCGGGGCTTCGACCGATACCGACGTCGAAGCGCCAATCGCCAATGCGGTTCGGAAAGGCGCCAGTGTCATCCGACCTGGCGACAGTCGACTGGGTCAATGGGCGGATTATCTCAGGATCTATCGTGATATGTCCGGCGCGATTCACTACGTCGAGCAGACTGAGCAGGCCGTCCGACTCCCGAGCGGCGAGACCGTTCTGCGACCGAACGAACAGAAGTATCACGCCTTCCTCGCGCACATTCGCGATCATGGCGTCGTCGATCCGATGAGCCCCATCGCCTATGAGGCGATCAGGACGCGGATGGAAGCCGAGATCGAGTATCTCCGCGAGGCCGCCACCCGAACCGGGTCCTCGCCGCAACTCGAGCGCAAGCTCCGGATCCTTGCAGCGATGGACGCCGCGTGGCAAGCCGAGCAGGATCGTCAGGCGGGTCTCGCCGGCCCGGCCGTCGAGCTCGAGGTCGAAGTCGTCGACGCGCCCGATGCCGATCTCACTGCCGCCGAAATGGAACTTGCGCGCTCGAAGCGAGGAAAACGATGATCCCGGATCTCCGCATCAAGGGCCGGGCGGTTTCGCTCGCCGAGGTATCGGCAGCGCCGTCCCTGTCGCGGTCGGCGTTCGTCGTCCTACCGGACGAAACGCACTTCGGAGGCCGGAACCCGCTTGAGACGCGCGATAAGATGATCGCCCACTTGCGCGAGACCGGCGAGACCTATGAGGCCGCACGGCATCATGCCGACCGAGCCGCCAGAATTCACGATCGCAGGAGCCGATAATGCCATTTGAATACGACCAGTTCAACGCCGAGAAGCAGCGCTTCCCCGTGGCTGAAGTCAACGGCCTGGATGTTCGCACGCTGACGGGCGACGTGACGCTTTCCGAAAGGGACGGGCGCATGCACATCTTCAATAACGGCGGCGCGGCGCGGAACGTGACCCTGTGGACTACCGGCATTGAAAGCCGAGGTCGCGTCGACACGTTCCATAACTCGGGTGGTGGCGCGTTTTCGCTGACGATCAAGGATTCGGCCGGAACGACGATCGCGACGATCGCGCAAAACGCTAGCTGTATGGTCGTCAGCAACGGCACGCTCCATATCCGGATGCACTGATGGAGCGTCGCCCGTCGCTTCGGATTCTGCGCGGTGGCCCTGACCTGATTCAGCGGGCCACGACGCAGACCCTCGTTTGCGAGGTCGGCGATCCGACGACGGGCGAGCGTCCGAGCATCAGCAGCGGGCCGGGTGCATCGACCACGTTTGACCTATGGGATGCGTCGGGTATCCAGGTAGTGACTGCTGGCGCCGGGACGGTGCTCGGCGCCGGCCGGATCGGCTACTCGTTGGCCGGCGCGACGATCCCCGCGACGACGCCGCTCGGTGAAGGCTGGCGGGAAGTCTGGACTTTCACGATCAACGGGACGGCCTACACCGTTGAACGCGACGCAGCGATCTGTCGCCAGGTGCCGACCATCCAAATCGTCGCCGAGGACCTGTATGTCATTGACCCATCGCTCGACGGCGCATGGCCGATCCGTCAGGCCGCCGAACACTGGCGACCGCAGATCGACGAGGCCGCGCGTCAAATTCATCAACGGCTCTGGGAGCAAGGTCGCCGACCTTGGCTGATCTGGTCGCAGGGCTCCCCGCGTCAAGCGGCGTTGCACCTGTGTTTGTCGCTGTGCTACGGCACCGTCGCGACCCGCCTCGGTGACAGCCGGTGGCATGAGGAGCGCCAAAAGCACATCGACGCTTACGAGCGCGAATGGGATCGCATCCGGTTCGACATCGACACCGACGATAACGGCACGAGGAACCGCCAAGAATCGCAGCCGATGATCGTATCCTCGGCGGGTCCGCGCTGGTCGCTGTGGCGGGTGCGATGACCAGCGCCGAGCTCCGCAGCCTCATCGCCGCGCGCATCCGAGTCGCGACGGGCTACCCCGAAGCCGACCAGCTCATCGGAGCCGAGGGCGCGCCGCGCACGATCGGGCCGCTGTGCTATGAGGTCCGACTCGGCGCGTCGGTCCCGATGTCCTCGCGTCAGCGGTCGGGCGACGCGGTTGCGACCTATGTTCGCCGTTCGATCCAGGTCCGCGTGCTCTCGGCCGGCAACCCGGCGCGTCGCATCGACCAATGGGACGTCGTCGAGGCCGCAGAACAACGGATCCGTCGCGCGCTCCTGGCCTCGACCGATGACGGCCTTGCGTGCGTCGAGAACGCCCTCGTCTGGGAGGGCTCCGATGAGCCGCTATACCTCGACGGCGGCGCTTATCGCCTGTCGGTCCTACGCTTTCACGTGTCACACCTAGAATCGTTGGAGTAACCATGGCAACTCAGATCCGCGTCAGCGTCCTCGTCGAAGTCACCGAAAACTATACGGGGGACCTGGGCAATCCAGGCAAGGTCCATCGATGGGCGAAGGACGTCACCTATTTGAACGGCAATGGTTCGAGCCAATACAACAAGGCTTATAGCGATATCGCGAGCGCAACTACGTCTTACGACGTGGCGGCCGGTGTGACTGATGCCCAGGGCGCGGCGATCACGATGTCGAAGCTCGGCCTCGTCCTCGCCGAGAACCGGGGGACTACGTCGGGTGACGTGATGCGGGTCGGCGGCAACGCCAACGCAGTCCCGCTGTTCAACCTCGCGGCGTCGTATTTCACGCTTGGTCCCCAGGGTTTCGCGCTCCTGGTCAATCCGGTCGACGGATGGACGGTCACGGCCGCGACTGGTGACCAGCTCGACCTCACCCACACGACCGGCACCTATGATCACGCGCTGATCGTCGCTGGTCGCAACTGATCACCCCTAACCCCTCCGAGGTGATCCCATGCCTTGCACCGGCAACGACTACGTCACCAACTTTCGAGATGGAACGCTATATCTCATCGACGGCGCGGGCGTCAGCTTGACGATCCCGCTCGAGATGGGCGACGTCAATATCAGCGGGCTGAACGGCGACATGTCCGAGGTCTCGGTCTACCGTTCGCGAGGAAAGACCGTCACGGTCAGAAAAACAAACGATCTCAACCCGACGATCAGCGCGTCGGCGATGCTGAATCGCTTCACGTCGACGACCAAGGATGTGATCGCCGACTTCATCCGATTCACGGGGAAGTATTCGAGTAACGTCCGGACGAGCGGAATTTGCGGCGACGTCAAGACGATCAATGCAAAGTGGGTGGTGAGCACTCCAGATGGCGATGAGACGATCATCGTCCGCGACGTGTTGTTCAGCTTCGATCTCGCCGAAGGCGACCCGTCGAGCATCAGCTTGTCGGGCACCATCTACAACGCTGACGTCTCGATGAGCGGCGCGACCTGATAGACCTCGACTCGGTACCCGGTCGGTACCGAGTCACCACAGACACCGGAGACACCATGGCCAGCGTGTATATCCTTGGGACAGACCACGACATATCCGAACCGAAGCGACGTATCTACGTCGTCGAAGTCGGCGCTGAGCTCGGCTCTCGGCCGCTCCGAGCGTTCGCGGCCGCCCTCGGTCTCGGCTGTCGCGGCCTATGGGCGACGCGCGCCGAGCCGAAGTACGACGGCCGGGCTGCACAGTACGGCGAGGACGTGTTCGAGATCCTCGCCGATGCCGGAGCGACCTCGGATGAGATCACCACCGCCGGGATCCGGGTTTACCAGGCGTGGCTCGGGCTGTTACCGAGCGCGGAAGCGGTGAAAGAAGCACGGGATTTTACGCCAGCCGACGCGGCGCCCTCGATCGCGAGCGTCGGCGCGTCGAGCGGTACCTCGGGCTGACATGGGGCGGCCTCGACGCCTACCCTATTGAGGTCCAAGCGGAGATGATCGGATTCTGGGCGACGGAGGTTGTAGGCCATGAAAGTCGCAAAGATCCGAAACATGGACGCGGCAATCGCTGACGTACAGTCGCAGGTCGAGGCGAGCACGTCAGAGATCCTAGCGATCTTCGCGGATGAATGCATGGACTACGTCTGGGATCTATGGCCAGCAAAGACCGGAAAGTCGATCCGAAACCTCATCGTCAGCGTGTCGCCTGGCGGATCGGTAGCGATCGTGTGTCCCGAGGAACACGCGCCCTACATCCACATCGCAGGTGAGCGCGGGTCGGCGCTGTTTACCCGCTTGTTGCCGGCGATCGAGGACAATATCGATCGCATCACCGACGCGACGACACGCCGGATCGAGCGCGGAGAGGTCGAGCTCATCCCGCGTCGAGTCGACCCAGGCCTCGTCGCCACCAAGATTGCAGCGAGCAAGGCTCGCGCAAAGCAGGCCGCGAAGGCGCGAGAGGATAGGATGAGCGAGGACGAGCGACGCGAACAGGATCGCCGGCGACAAGAACGTTATCGCGCGCGGAAGGGGGCACGATGAAGGGCATAAAGGTACCGATCGAAGGCGATATCTCGCCGATCCTCGCCGAGTTCGCAAAGCTCCCCGGCCGCACCGACGCCGAGATGCAGGCGGTCGGAGCGGCGATCGAGCGCCAGATCCGAACCGGCTCGGTCGCAAAGGCATTTGCTGAGCTCCCCGGCGTCAGCGCCACACAGGCAAAGAAGGCCGCGAACGCGGTTTCACGCGAGATGGAACGCGCCGCCGCCGAGACGCGCAAGTCGTTCGGCGAGGTCAAGAAGGGCGCGACGGCGGTATTCGGTGGCATCATCGGGGATGTCGAGGACGTCGTCGGTGCGATCGGCGAGATGGGACCGGCCGGTCTCATTGCCGCCGCCGGTGTCGGTGCGCTAGCCGTTGAGTTTGCGGCGATCTGGGCAGAGTACAAGGTCGTATCGATGCTATATGAGTTCGCCGACGCGACGGGCGAACTCGAGGGCGAACAGAAGGCGCTATCACAGGCGATCGACGACACCAAACAGGCGATCGGAACTCGGTTCGTCCCAGTGTTCGAGGCAATGCTCATCGGTGTGACGGCCGGCACGCTGGCGATTCGAGACTTTGCGCTCCGAGCGCTCGACGCCGGATCGGCGATGATCCAGTGGTATCAGTCGCTCGGGCCGCTCGCGAAATCCCTGGTCGGCAACCTCGGCGGCGGCATCTTGATGCAGGCCGACGCGATCGATAAGCTCTCGGCCGGGCTCCGGTCGGGGACTATCGACGCCGGCGGCTACGTCGCACAGGCGCGGGCAATGGTGTCGATACAGGACGCGACGGCCGAGGCCGCGAAACGCACGACGAAGGCTACCGAACGACAAGGCGCCGCGCACGATGCCGCCGCGAAGGCGACGAAGTCGCAAGCCGATGAACTCGCGCGGCTCCAGGGATCGCAGGCCCTCGCCGAGATCGAGGCGGATCAGGAGCTCACGGATCAGATCCTCGCCAACATCCCGGCGATTGACTCGGCTCGCCAGGTGTCCGCCGAGAAACGGATCGCCCTCGCCGATAAGGTAGCCGTGGAACAGGCACGGATCGACGAGGAGGCCGCGACCCGCGCCGCCGAGCTCGCCACCGCGCAACGAGAGGCCGTCACCGGCTACGCGACCTCGGCGATCGATGCCGCCGCACAGATCGCACAGGCCGTCGCAAACGGCGCCGCCGAGGGGAGCAAGGCACAGAAGGAAGCGGCGCTTGTGGCGTTCCGAATCCAACAAGCGGCCGGGATCGGTCAGGTCGCGATGGACACGGCCGGCGCCGTGGTCAAGGCGATGGCGCTCTTTGGTCCGCCTCCAAGTCCCGCCGGTATCGCCGCAATCGCAGCCGCGTCGGCGATCGGCCTTGCACAGGCCGCCCTCGTCGCCGCCCAACCGCCGCCCTCGTTCCATACCGGAGGCATGATCAGCACCGCCCCGCTCGCACCGGATGAAACGATGATCCGCGCGCGCAAAGGGGAGGAGATCCGAACCCGCCAGCAACAAGGCGGCGGCGCCCCGATCCAGGTTCAGATGGTATATCAACATCGCGTGTTTGATACCTTCGTGGCCGACAACCTCAAACAGACGGGCAGTCCGCTACGCCGCGAGATAGGGTCTAGCTCAGGCCGCTTGCTCGGCCATCGGGAGCGCGCGCGATGAGCCGAGACATCACCCCGTCACGATACTCCGCGCTCGTTGTCCCGTTCGATATCGAGATCTGGCCGGATCACACGACCATAACCCAAGCCGGGCCGCGCGCCGGCGTGCCGGTGCCTGTCGATGGCGAGGGCGCGTCACGTCTCGCGCTCGCAGCTCGAGGGACGCAGACCGGCGATTTGCAGGTTCGGACCCAGCGGGGCGGGTTCGCGACGCGACAGGCGCGCGCCGACAGTGGAGGGACGCTCCGACTGGACAACGGCGCAGCGTTTATTTGGCGAACGGCCACAACAGTCGGCAGCACTACCACATATGGGGACTGGCGCGGCTGGGATCCACCACGGGCTGTGTCCCGCTACCAGAGCATCGTCGCATGCGACAACACCGCGACCCTGACCCGGTATACAAAGGATCCGCACGCAATCAGGCTTGCGAACGGCAATATCCTCGTCGCCTGTGAGGCTCATGTCCCGGCGGCGGCGAGCCCGTATCAAATCGCGGTCTACCGGCGCTCGGGCACGAACGACACGTGGGCCGGCCGCACGTCGCCCTATGGTATCACGACGGTGCCGACATATCAGTTTTGCCCGACCTTATGTCAGCTCCCGAGCGGGCGCGTCCTGCTGTACCTCGCGATCTACGACTCGGCGACGCTGGCCCACCGCCTCCAAGGCTGGTTCTCGGATGATGAGGGTTCAACGTGGTCAACCGTCGGGGACGGCCTCACGAACACCGTGTTTTCGGGCGTCCCGTATAAGCTCAGAGTCGCCTATAAGGACGGCCAAATCCTGCTGCTGGCTCGGCTCGAGTCGGCCGGCGTGTATCGCCTCGGTCAATATGCGAGCAGCGACCTCGGCAACACCTTCGATTTCGTCGTGTACGAGTCGACATGGGATCAGGTCAACTCGGTGGATATCGCAGTTGGGTCCGCTGGTTTCGTGGTTATCCAAAGCCTCGCGAACACAGCGGCGACGACCGACCCGGCCGTCATGATCCGGATCGTGCCGGATGCGTACCTCTCGATTGCGCTCAGCGATCCGGCCTATGCTCCAGGTCTGAGCGGCATCGGCGGCGGTGAGAGCGCGATCACGGTCGACGATACGGGCGTCATCTATGCCTACGTCCGCACGACGACGGATGCCGGCCTTGTTGGTCAGGTATTTGCCTATATGTCCTTCGACTCGGGGCTGACGTTTAGCCCGTTCTCGGACAGCCTCCCAGCCATCGACATCGCCGATACTGCCTTCCCTCGAGGCATCACAGCCGCGGCGTCTCTCGGCCAGGTCGTTCTCGTCGGAAACGCGACCGCGACCGGGACCGCACCGCCGGCGACCGCGCCCGCGACGCCGACCCCGACACAGCTCGATGACTCGCTGCATTGCTGGACTCTCGGCGGGTATACGGAGCTATGCCTTCCCAGGTTCGCCCGATCCTTTGGGTTCGGGTCGACTCAGGGCTGGAAAAAATACTGGACCCCAGTCGAATATCCGGGCGCCGTCGGGTGGACGGTTGTCACCGCCGCGACCGCGACGCAGGATATCACCGTATCAAACCGGCTTGTGATCACGACAAACGCCACCGGCACGATGATCTACACGATCACCCCAGTGGGCACGACATCTGACGGCCTCATGATGCGAGCCGTGCTCTCAGTGCAGACGCGCGCGACGATCGGTCAGCAGGTGTCGATGCTGCTGCAATTCGACGACGGAACGCAAACTGTAGGCATTCGAGCAGAGTTTGATACAACGCAATGGAGGTTGGTCGATAACGTCTCTGGCGTGACGATCGGCGCTGCACAGGTCTATACCGCAGCGTCAGCGACGGTCGAAGTATTGCTCGCGATCAAGGGTCGCAATGGACGATCGTGGTGGCGCGAACCGAACGCCGAAACCGAGGCCGGCGTCAGATCGTGGACGACCGGCCCGGCAACGACGACCCTCACTACGGCCGTGACTGGGGCTGGAGACGTGGTCGGGTGGGGTCATCGAGCGGCGGGGATCTCGACGTCAACGTGGTATGAGGTCGCCTATGCCGACGCGACCGAGATTCAGTCGAACCTTGCCGACGGTCAGACCTCGCCCAACGACCTCTTTGGTCGCCCGTATTCGAGCGCGGGTGATGGGGTCTACTGTTCGGCAGGCGCGACACTCGAGGCGAAGGGCGGCCCGACGTGGCTCGGTGAGAGCTGGCACGTTCGGCGCCGCTACGACTACGGGGTCGAGCGCGCGCTCACGTTCCCTTCGCCGCGTCATGCCTGGGTGTCGACCACCAACAGCGAGACGATCTCGCTCCTATGGGATGACGGCGTCGCGCTCGGCACGAACAACTACGCCAGCCGTGGAATGCTTGCGATCTATCTCGCCAACTGCAACGCCGAGACTGTCTCGATCGCTTACCGCAACGTGGCCGGGGCGAGCTGGGTCAGCCTCGGCACCGCCGACCGCTGCGTCGGTCTAACCGGGCTAGCGTTCGACGCGATGAATGCGAGCATCCGACCGACCACGGACGCGGGGATCTACCTCAGAACGAACGAGCTCACCGGGTCGTGGTTTATCGACGTCACCGGCGCAACGCAGACGTTGATCGCAGGTAACTCCGAGGGGCGTTGGTCGAGTGCCGCCCCGCTCCGCACGATGCTACATCTCGGCGCCACCGCCGGCACGACGACCGGGCGAACCGGCGGCAAGATCGTGCCGAAGGACACGGTGATCCTCGTTGACCTCAGCGGAATCAATACGCCAGGGATCCGGCTAATTTTGGCGAAGTCCTCGACAACGGCGGCGCTCCAGGTGGGCGTGCTCCAGGTGGGCGAGGTCATCGGGCTCGGGACTCGATACGACTGGGGACGCACCATCGACCTCGATCTCGGCGGCGCCGAAATTGCCGAGGCTCGGGACCGGACTCGGCGCGCCATCGCGGCCGCACCGCCTCGTCGCACCGCCTCGATCGCGTGGGCGGACACCGCGATCGATCAAACCGCTGTCGACCGAGATGGCGATCCCGATTATCTCCTGGGCGGCACCGGTCAGGCCATTGCGGGCGTGCAGTCGACTGCCTACACGATCGAGGGCGTCGCGCGCGAGATCGAGGGCGCGACGACCCCGATCGTCTACCTACCGTCAGTCCCGGCCGGTGGGCCACTCCAAGTGATCAATCGCCGTCACCAGCTCCTATATGGGCGTGTGACGTCGGATATTTCGATCGAGAGTGTGCTGGGCGAAGAGGACGACAGCGAGCTTGTGCGGGTCGCGACGATGACGATTGAGGAGGAGGTATGAGTCTCCTCGACAACGGATCGCCGGGCTACTCTCGCGACGTGCTCATCGACGGCGCGATCGTGTGGCTACTCGATGTGGAGTACGCCGGCGCGATTTGGCGATGGTCGTCCCGGCCGATCGACGTCAGCTCCGACCTCGGCACGCTGACCTATCCCGGCGGCCTCTCGGCGCTGGACGTCGAGGATAGCCTCGGCATCGTCTCGGAGTCGGGCGATGAACGCTCAATCTCGCTGTCGCTTCTGTGGCCGTCTCCCGGCGTCGCGCTGCTGATTCAGCGCGGACACGATCTCGCGGCCGCGCTCGGTCAACTCTCGTACCTGATCGAGGGTCAGTCGTGGGAGTCGCGGGTCGTCGTCATCCACGGCATGATCTCACAGCCGGAATATGAAGCCGATACCCAGCCTGTCTCCTTTACTTTAGTCGAGCGGCCATGGGACGACATCGCGCAGATCATCCCGCCCGAATACCGCATCGACGCAACGACGTGGCCGACTAGCCCGGTCGCGGCGACGAACCAGCGATACCCCGTGCCGATGTTCGGGGCGGCCGCCTCATCGCGTCGGGGTCCAGGCGGCTCGGCGGTCGGTCTGTCCCCAGCCTACCCGCTCGCGTTGAATGTCGGCGATGGAGGCGTCGATAAGCTCATCATCTCGGCGTATCCGGTCGCGGCCGCGACCGTCCAGGCCGGAACGATCATTGACAATGTCTATGATACAGCCTCGTTTGCGGTGGCGTCGACGACAGACGCCCTTGGTCGCGAGGTCTATTACATTGACACGTCGGCGAGCTCGTCGACGATCCGATATGCCTCGGCGTGGTACATCACCGACTGGAACGAGGGCGGCATCCTCGGAAATCTCGAACCCGGCCGGCCGATCACGACCGCAGGCGAGATGCTCTATTGGCTGGCCTCCAGGTCATCGGTGCGGGTCGATCTACCTCGGTTCGCCTCGGTCGTCGGCGCGCTGTCCTGGCCAGTCGAGGCATATATTGACGGCGACGCGAGCCCGCTCCAGTTCATCGTCGATCGCTTGTTGCCGATCCTCCCGGTCTCGTTGGTGTGCGGCCCAAACGGCATTCAGCCGGTACTATGGCGATATGACGCGCGCGCGACGGATGCGGTTGAAACGATCGTGAACAATGTCAACTGTGCGCGGGTCGGCGCGGTGACCTACACGGCGAAGCCGAGCGACCTAATCCAGCGGATCGTGCTCGACTATGGCTGGGACGCGGGCGCCAACGACTATACACGCCAGCTCATGGTCGAGCCGATCCCGAGCGGGCCGGCGCCCTCCGGGTCAATCGACCCGAGAAAGGTGCACAACGCATTCCTCAGGGCGGCCGCGAACCGCTACTCTGACGATGACCCTCGGCGATACCGGACTCTCGGCGTCCAGTCCGATCTCATCGGCAGCGACGTGACCGCCGCGCGATTCCTCGCGTGGAAGTGCCGTCAGGTTGGGTATTCTCCGCGACTCGTCGAGTACGATGTCGGTCAGGAGCTCGGATGGCTGGAGCTCGGAGCGGTCGTGACCCTCACCGACTCGGAGCTATACCTCTCGTCCATCGTCGCGCTGGTCGTCGGGCGGGTCATCACCGACACCGGCCTATGGCGACTGCGGCTCCAGATCCTCGATGACCTCGTCACCGCGACCGCCGTTGACCCGTCTCTTTCGCAGGACACACCGCCATCTTGGAGCGGGACACAATGATCAACTACCGTCGAGACGGCACCGCCGCCCAGCATTCGCTCCGCACTCTCGGCACGGGCGCGACACAGGCCGCCGCCGGCAACCACGGTCACGGCGGCGCGACCATCACCGGGACGACCGGCGCGCTCGGCGACGTGCTGACGATCACCTCTACCAGCCCGCTCGAAGCGACGTGGCAAGTGCCGAGCGGTGGATCGGGATCGGGTGACGTCGTCGGGCCGGCAAGCGCGACCGACAACGCAATCGCTAGGTTCAACCTAGGGACCGGGAAGGTGATACAGAACAGCGTGGTCCTCGTCGGCGACACCGGGATCATCACCGGGGCGGAATGGCAAGGGACTCGGCTCACCGGAGCCTACGCGCCGATCCTCTCCGACGTGCAAGCACCGACGGCGGCGGTGAACTTTGCACAACAACAGGCTACATCGTTCGTGATCGAGAACCGCACATCCGACCCCACCTCACCCGTCGCCGGTCAGCTCTGGCTTCGGACCGACCTGTAAGGAGATCCCATGGCTATCGGCAGTATTGGCGTCCGCTCGTCAAACCTCACGATCAGCGCGGCGTCGCTCGAGATCCGAACGACGGCGGCGGTCCGCGCGACGCTGCTCGAGGTGAGCATCATCCAGGCGACCGGCACCGCCCAGTCACTTGGTCTCGGTCGACCGGCGGCGATCGGCGTAACTCCGGGTACGACCTCGACGTTTCAGCGCGACGAACCGGGCGCGCCGGCCTGCGTGACGACCACGGCGTTGAGCTGGGCGACCTCGCCGACCGCGCCGACCATCTATCATCGGCGTTGGAACAGTGCTGCAACGATCGGTGTCGGGATCATCTGGACCTTCCCGCGTGGTCTCATTATCCCAGTATCTAGCTCGATCGTCGTGTTCAACATCACCGCCGCCGTCGCATGCGACATCAACGTCGCGATTGACGAGTAAGCCGTGATCAACGTCTATATCGCCGATTCGGCCACCGATATCGTCGCATACATCAACGCGCAGGGCATCGCGCGGACATCGATCGAGGCGATCCTATGCGATTCGTCGGGGCTGTACTCCCTCCTCTGGTGGTCGTGATGCTCCCCAGCGAGATCGCGCGGATCAACCTCGTATTGCACGATACCGGCGCTATGTCGATCGAGGGCAACGTCGGAGACGTGCGGATGGCGATCCGGATGATCGACGCCGCGCGTGAGGCCGTCGCCGCTCGCCTCGGTCGACCGAGTCTCATCGAGCCGCACGGGGCCGGTCTCCAGATCCCGAGCTACGACGTCGGGGCGGCGCCCTCGCCGCTCTACCCGGTCCTCCCGGTCGGAGACCGCCCATGAGCGGGCTCGTCAATGGCGCTGCCGTCGACCAGCTCTCGGCGTTCATCGGCGCGCTCGAGCGACGGACGCAGGCTGCCTACCTGCCCGACTCGGCGAGCTCACAGATGCCGGTCTATGTGGAGCTCGACGCCATCGCGCCGGGATCGTTTGCGTCCGAATACTGGCCTAGAACTGGGCTTTCGGACAACGGCAACGGCACGACGGTTCAGCTCGGCGTGAGCTGGGGCTTCTTCGATTCGGCCGCCGGCGCGTCGAGCCGATATGGGTTCATCGGCGTTACACGCGATCAATACGGGACGGCGGTCGGCAGCTGTGCGGTCAAGCTGTACCGCACATCCGACGACGCGTTGATGGATTCGACGACCAGCGATCCAAGCGGCAACTTTCTACTCTCAACCGCCTACTATCCCGACACGCACTACATCGTCGCGCATAAGACCGGATCGCCCGACATTGACGGCGTAACCCCGAACACTCTGATCGGAGCCTGACATGCTCTCGGTCGTCCTCCGTCCTCGGTCGACGATCGGCGCTGACATCGCCCTATATCAGGGGCAGGTCGAGGCGAATGACGTCCGCATGTTCGCGGCGTCCTCGGCGTGGGGACCGTATGACGTCCGGCTTCGTCCTCGGCTCCCTGACGCGCCGCTTGCGCCGACCGCGCCGGCCTTCCCGGCGCAATTCGCCGGGCTCCGGGCCTACTATGGCGGTTCGGTGCGCGATCTGTGTCTCGTCGCGGTGGTCGACGCGCCGAGCGGGATGGGCGGCGTGATGCGCGTCAGGAAGGGCGGGACAAGCTACGCGATATATCTCGTCGAGACCAGCGATCCAAACGCATCCCCGATCCGCATCCGCACCTCGGCGGGGACGAAGGCGATCCGCATCAAGACGTAGCGCAATGGCGCGTAACCGGCTACGCATGCGGTGAGGGGGCACCCATGGCCGCGATTGTGATCAGTGCTGAGGACGGAATCCACAATATCGCCGCTCGAGCCGCCACTACCGTCCAAGAGATGAACCTCCCGAAGTGGACTCGACGCGTCTCTGTGGCGGTGAGGTCCGGTGGCGCTGATCTCGAGGTGGCATGGACGGGCACCGACGGGGCGGCGAGCTTCGCGACGGCGACCCTCTGGATCCTCTGCCCCGGCGGCGCATCCGTCAATGATTTGGAAGTACCTCACAAGTACATCGAAGGCGCGACGATCGCGCTATTTGTGCGCTGTCAGGCCACGACTTCGACGACGATCGACTTTGTTTGCACCGGAGCGGCGCTATGAGGTTCGCGGCGCCTGGCGCTGGCGGATCCGGCGTATTCGGTGGCGCGCCGGATGGCGGGTGGCGGTTCGTCAGCGTTGCACAAGCGACGGCAACGCAGAACACACTTCTCACCGGAACATTTACGGATCAAGCGAACAACGAGATCCGCGCGACCGTCGCTCTCGGCGCGAACAACGCCGGCGAAGTAAGCTCGGCGGGATACCTGATCATCCCGCTGACCGACACGCGCGGCCGCGCAGTCACGACCGCGTCGAACTGCCTCATCGAGTGGGAAGTAATCCCCGTAACCGCGCCGGCGAACGCCACATTCCCCTATTTTGTGGCGGGCGTGACATCGAAGATATCCACGGCAGCGATGACCGCCCAGCCCTGCTACGCGACGGCCGGCGTCAACTACCAGCCCGTCGCAAACCCGCGAGGGTACTACCTTCTCCGCGTCGCAGGTGGTGCCCTGGCGCCGCTGACAATCGGCGCCGGGTCGGCGATCGGGAACACCGGCGGGCGGGTGTATGGGTCGGGCAACTTCGTGCGATCAACGCTGTTTTTGACGGCGATGACCTCGACGATCTGGGATCAAACGAACGCTGCACTCACCGGCGCCGCGTTCAATAACGTAGGATCGCTCGATAGTTCTGCGACGGCACTCCGGCTCATCGTCGCGGCTGGCTCCCTCGGCGGCGCGCTCGCGGCCGACACTACGATCGGATGCAGAGTCAGGTATCGCCTCACCAAACTGACCGAGGAGGCGTGATGGATCGCGCGGCATGGTCGGAGCTCTATGTCGAGTTCGGCGGCGCGGCGGTCTCGCTCGCGGTCGCCGATCTCGGCTATGACGAGATCCCCGAAGATCCGGCCGAGTCGGATGCGCTCGCCGAGATCGTGCGCGATTACCTCTCCGGCGCAATGGGGGTCTAATGCCGCTCACCGCGAAAGAGATGGCCGCGCTCGCCGAAGATGCCGTAGCGATCTGCCAGGTGCTGCTTCGACTGGCGCACCCGCGCGCGGTTCAGCCCACGAAAGATGAGCGCAAGCAGATCGCGAGAATGCTCCGAGACTTCGCGCTCAAGCTCGCGATCGACCTGGTCGACTGATGGTCGATCTCACCCGTCTCCTCTCTCGGTCGTTTCGACTTTGCGAGCTCGCCGGTGCCGATGGTCAGTGGCGCGACGCCCAGCTCGCCGGCCTGCTCGTCTCGCCGGCTCACGGACCGCGCGACCGCGTGATCGACCGCCTCGAGGTGCTCGCCCGCACGGTGCTACAGCCGATTCGCGACCATGTCGATCGGCCGGTGCGCGTCAACAGCGGCTTCCGATGCCCGGCCAAGAACGCCGCGACACCGGGATCGTCGGCATCATCGCAGCATATGTATGGGGAGGCCGCCGACATCGCGATCCCCGGCTACTCCGACGCCCAGCTCCGCGACCTCGCCGACTGGATCGGCATGTCCGGCGCGTTCCGGTTCGGTCAGGTCATATACGAGGATGCAAGGCCGGGAACCGAGGGCGGCGCATGGATCCATGTCAGCCTCGGCGCGCCATATCGAGCGGCGAGTCGGTGCGGCGAACGATGGACTTGGACGCCGGCGACTGGCTATCGGAGGGCACAATGACCCAGGACGACCGACTATCGGCAATCCAGGACGCGATCGGTGGACCACAAGGGATCCAGGTCCGTATCGCGGTCGCCGAGCATGAGCTCGCAGCGATATCCCAGCAGGTTGGCGACCTTCGGGTGCAGCTCCAGGAGCATCGGCAAGTGAGCAACAAGGCACATTCTGACGCGCTATCCGAGATCCGGGCAATGCGAAGCGAGTCGATCCGCCTGGACTATTCGACCGCGAAGTGGATCGGGATCGTCGTCGCCACGGTCGCGAGTCTGCTTGGGGTAGGCGGCGTTGCGGCGACTCGAGCCTCGGCGCCGATCGACGTCGAGCCGCCGCGCGCCTCGGCTACTCCCCCGGCGGCCGCGCAATAGCGAAGTATTTCCAGGGGATCGGCATGCTTTTTTGACCGATTCCTCGAATATAGCCTCTTTGCGTCAGTTTGACGATCCAAGCTCCGGTGGTGGTCCTGTGGAACCCGAGCCGCTCGCATATCTCGCCTTGCGTCGTGCCGGGATTCGCAGCGATGAAGGTTAAGATCTGACGGGCATGAAGTGACATGGTCTCGCGGACTGGCTTTGGGCTGCTCACTTCTTTCGGGATTTGCACCGGTTTCGCGAGGCCCATGGCTTCGACCGCGTGTTTCGCGCATAGGTCGATCCGGCCGACGCCAGGGACGTGGGTTGGCATTGCTGGCGACGCTCCGCATAGGTTGTGATCGATTCGCCGAACACACGATAGCGCGTACTTCACGTATTGCTCCATTGATCGCCGAGAAGTCGGAATGCAAGCTGTCTCCGCTCGAGTTCGGCAAGGCACGCGAACACGCGGATCAGCGGCATCCGTGCGATCGCCGAGATGATCCCCGGCGTCGGCGCGTCAATCATGCGGAGCGCGTCACGGACGCGGTCGATCTCCATCTCGCGGCCGAGGTCAGATGTCGACATCGATGTAGCCCATGCGCGCGCCAACCTCACGGAGCAACCTCACGTCTCCCTCGCAGTAGCCACGGATACGCTCCACCTCGCCGCGCAGAAAAGCAGGGTACACCTCGGCGCCGGTAAGACCGCCCTCCTTCGCCAGGCCGAGATAGGCCCCGAGCTCGGCAAGGGGCGGCGCCTTATCGCCCCATCCGACCGACAGATCGAGCCAGTGACGCGCATACTTGTCGAGAGGACCGCCAGGCAACCGCCACCGGAGCTCCGATGTGAAGCCCTGACGGAAGGCGGCGGCTCTCAAAAAATGAAGGTCAAACAACCGATACGACGCGCACTGATGGCTGCGAGCCTCACGGATCGATTCAAAAACGGCCTCCAGGATCCGACTCTCGACGCGGTCATAGACCGTCGGATCGCTGTCGCGCATCTCGAGATCGAGATCGGTCCAACCCTCGCTCATGATGGGGCCGTCGTCGATGCACCAAGCCGCGCACAAGATCCGGCCATGAATCGGCACCAGCGACAGGCCCCGATACGTCTCGTCGCGGTCGGCGGCGATCTTCGCCGGATCAGTCAGGCGCTTGTCGCGGCGGTGAGTGAGCGCAGCGTCGAGGCCGGGCGAGGTTCGGGGTGGCGGGACCGTCTCGAGGTCGATGTAAAGCATGGTATGTCCGGTCATGATGAGAGGGAGTCGTAAATCTCGGCTAGTGTTTGCCTGGGCATCGGCGCGATCGAGAACACGCATGAAGGATAAGGAGTTCGGTAAATCTTCCCTCGCTTTGCGAGCTCACACAGGTGGGCGTAAGTCGTTGCGCGGATCATGCCGGATGCTCGCGACATCTCGGCGACAGTCATCGACCCCTCACGCGCCAGGATCTCGAGGATCAATCGGCGCCGTTCTTTCGGCTTGTACTCATACCGCCCGAAGCTCATCCGTTCGACCCCATCTCGGGAAGGGTCCCGCGCCAAGCGTAGTACGCATCGAGTGTCGCGCCTCGACCGAGCCAACCGACGAGCGCGGCGCGCTGGTCTCGGCTCATCTGTGAGGGGCGTGGCTTGCCAAGGTGGACGAGATACGCCGCGACCTCGTCGTAATCGAGACCACGATCGCGGAGATGCGCGCAGAACCCAGGCCGATCGCCTTCCCAGCTCTGGTCATGCTCCGATGGCGCCGCGACGACCTCGACGACGACGGGCTCGGGATCGGCAGCGCGCGCGACCTCGGCGCGGACGCGTGACTTCGGTTCGGGCTTCGATTCGCCGAGCTCGTCGGGGTCGTACAACCCCATGAGCAGATCGGGGTAAACGTCCCGAGCGAGAGCGGCTTTCGCGCGCGCCCGGAGCATCGCCGCCGGATGCTGACGCCAAGTGTCCTTCCCGACGAGCCCGGCGGCCTTTGCATCGGCCATTGAGTAGGTCAGCCGCTGTGGTTGTGGCGCACCGACTCGATGGGTCTCGACGATCGCGTGATCCGGCGTCGACTCGATCGTCGAGAAGTACGCGCAAACATCCTTGCGACCGAGACATACGGCGACCATGCCGTCGGCGCTCATCGTCGGGCGGCCGCTGACAACATGGAAGGCCCGGAGAGCCTGTGTATAGCTCAGGCCGAGATCGCGCCCGGCCATGGTCAGCATGAGCGCCTGGGTCGGGTTCTTTGCCCCGAAGAAGCCGGAATCAGCGGCGTCCTTGGCGAATGCTCGCAGTTCGGACATGTCGCGCGGGACAATGACGGGGAGATCGGACATATCAATAGCCTCCGGTGAGGTGGATAAACAGGTGACATATGAGGGCGGTCGTTGGGGTGGCGATGAGAACGAAGCCGAGTAGATCGTCAAAGCGTCGCATGATGGCTCCAAACGCGCGCCCCTGAGAATACCCGGCAGGGGCGCGCGCGGTTTGGGGTGATCAGATCTGGCCGGCGGCGCAGTCGAAAGCGGCCTCGACCTCGCCGTGGATCTCGCTGTTCACAGCGCAGATCCCGAGATCGCCGAGAATGCGGGCAAGCGTCGCCTCGTCCGCCCAGCGCACGTCCGCGCACCACCGCGACCAATCGGTGCCCTCGACCACGTCCATCTCGTAGTCGTACAGGTCGACCGCATCGGTGTGGCGGTCGTGCTCGGTGGTGACGAGGACATACTCGACGCCGTCGATTTCTGCGACGCCGAGCTCGATCAAATTGAAGGCGAGGGCGGCGGTGGTGGTGGTGGTGGTGGTCATGGTGTCTCTCCGGCGGGGCGGGGTGTTCGTCGCTCCCGACACCCTCCACATACTCCCCCCTGGCGATGAGTGCAAGTGTATGCACGAACATTCGTGCGAATAGCTGCACACGCGGCATTGATCCTATACGATTCGGGTATATGCGTGCGATAGGTTGCACAGACTGTGCAGCGGGGATACAGTCGAGACATGGAGGGCGCATGTTTGCGGACCGGTTGCGGGATGCGATGACGGAGCGTGGGTGGACGACCGCCCAGCTCGCGGAGAGGATGTCAGCACACGCGAGCCGTCGCACCGTCTACGGATGGCTCGCCGGTGAGGCCCGTCCTGGCCTCGGTGCGCTCGTCGCGCTGCTCGACGTGCTAGGAGTCGACCGAGCTAGCGCGGCCGCCGTGGCGTGGCAGGATGACGCAGCACGGGGCATCGTGCGTGAGTCAGAGCGATGAGACACTCACCGTGGCCGTGGCGTGTCACTGGCGCTGTCAGTCCCATCATCCTAGACGCGGCAGGCGCCGAGGTCGCGATCCTGTCTGGCGACCGACGCAACGCGGCGCTCATCGCGCATGCACCCGATCTGCTCCGACTCGTCCAGCAATTGCACGGCGCCGAGTCGTGGGGCGATGCCGAGCGGCTCCGAGACGTCGCCGAGGACCTCATCCGTGACTGTGGGGAGGTACCATGACCCGCCGGGACGTCATCCGACTGTGCTACGCCGCGATTGAGCGGTACTACGGGGACGGCGATCGGGCCGTCCTCGCGGCGATGCTGGTATGGGCTCATGAGCAACCGAGCTGGATCCTGATGGGGGAGGCATGAGGATCGACAAGCCCGTCCCCGTCGAGGTGCTTCGGCGCGACTATCGTGACCTCGCCGATCAGTGGATCGCCGCAGGCGACGGCACCCGCGCCGACTTCGACGCGCTCGTTCGCGAGCTTGCCGACGCGCGACATGGCCGACTCGCGAGTCATCGGCCGGTCGACCTGGTGTTCGCAGCGCGGTTTATCTCGCTATCGCGAACAAATCAACAGTATCAACGCTGGTTTACGGCATGGAGGTCGCGTGTTTCACCCTGACATATCTCAGGTCGTGCGTCGGCTCGTCGAGCTGGGTGTTCGCGGCGTCATCCGTGGCGACTCCATACACATCGACGGCGAGGAACGGGCGGCGGTGATCAGGCCACTCGGTCCCGAGCGCCACTGGTACGCAGGCGACGAGCGGATCGAGATCTGGGGCCGGCTTGGATGGCAAGACGAGGCCGCCGAGGATGCGCAGGCGTGGGTCGAGCGCGGCGAGCGGGTGTACCGCGACGTCGCAAGGAGGCGCCGATGAGGCCGGAGCTCGCGGCGCCACGAAAGTATGGTGCGTCCATAGAGGTCGAAACCGCGATCGTCGGTGGCAAGAAGATGAAGTACATCCCTGGCGACACAACGCCGCCGCCTCGGATTCGGCGTTGTCGCCGCTGCAATGAGAGCTATGCCAGCGACACGGGTAAGACGTGCGGGTGCTGGGAAATTGAATACCGCGAGCACCTTGAACGCGAGAAGTCAAAGGAGAAGCCATGATCCTAGGTATTGACCCAGGGCTATCGTGCGGATGGGCGCTGCTCGACGGCGACGAGCGCATTGCGTCGGGCACGTGGGACCTCTCCGTTAGGTCCCGGTGGGAGGGCGCGGGGATCGGCTGGCTGCGGCTCCGGGCATCTCTCGGCCGGATGCTCGAGGACCATCCGGTTCGGGCGGTCGCATATGAGGAGGTCCGACGACACGCGGGCACGGACGCCGCGCACGTCTACGGTGCGATCGTCGGCGTCGTCCAGTCGGTGTGTGAGGGGCGCAAAGTCCCGTACACGTCGATCCCGGTCGGGACCGCCAAGCGCATCGCGACGGGTCGGGGGAATGCGGGCAAGTCCGACGTCCTCGAGGCCGTCGTCGCGCGCTGGGGACACCGCGCCGAGACGGATGACGAGGCAGATGCACACTTCATCGCGCTGGCGTTGGTGCGAGACATCGGGGAGGGAACGTGACAACTAGACCAATCATGAAGCCATATGATGAATGTACAGCGGAGGAACGCGCGTCCTATCGGATGTTTCATGGACCAATGGCTACAACGCGGTGCCCTCGCAAACACTGTTGCACTGTTTGGATGGAGGTTGAGTTTCAGATCTGGGGGTACTACGGCCCATGCACCCCAATCAACGAATATCCTTCCTTGTGCATGCCACGGATGAAGGCAGGCATCAAAAGAATGGAGGAGTATTCATCGAAGTGGCAAGAAGTATGTGATCGGGTCGAACGAGACGGTGAGACCGCATGGGACACCTATATGCCTGAATGGGACAAGCCAGTTCGGTTTTATGTTGAACGTGTACGACTTGACATGATCAGATGGGATGAGCGAGACATCGGGGAGGGAACGTGATCGAACCGTATATCCTAGGACATAGGTACTTTTTCGTCACCGAATACATGATCATCCGGGGACGGTTGCTTTGGGCAGGGAACAATGAGCTCATCATCGCCGAGGCCCAGACCATGAGCGGCGGAACGACCTGGTCATCGAGCGCGTTCGCCACGCGGCACGACATCGCGCCCCGAAACGACGAGGTTGTGATCCGGCGCTCGAAGGTGCATATCGCCTGCGAGATCGGGGAGGACCGATGAACCCGCTCGGGTTGCGCGCCGTGCGCTGTGCTCGGTTTCGGTGGCTCGAAGGCATGCTATACGACGACGGGCGCGACCTATGGCGCGTGACATCGCCTCGCCTCATCGATCTCCTTGAGGGCTCGCGGCAGCGCGTGCACATCGACCGCGTCCCCGTGCTCCAGGACCCCGCGACGATTGGATGCTTGGTCGCCCTCGTTCGCGCGGCATGGGATCACCCGGATCTGTCGGCGCATCGACACGGGATCGCTGGCGAGAGGGCGTGGACTGTGGAGGCAATGTTCTTCTGGGGCGGTGGCCGGGCGTGGTACGGCGAGTCCGAGGCCGAGGCGTTGATCGCGTGTCTCGAGGCTGCGCCGTGAAGGCGACCCTGATGGTCGGCGACTGTCGCGAGCGGTTGCGCGAGCTCGCCGACGCGAGCATCGACGCGGTCGTATCGGATCCGCCCTATGGTCTATCTTTCATGAACCGGGCGTGGGACTATGACGTGCCGAGCGCCGAGATCTGGCGTGAGGTGTGCCGCGTGCTCAAGCCGGGCGGACACCTTGTCGCGTTCTTCGGATCGAGGACCTACCACCGGGGGGCGGTGGCGATCGAGGACGCGGGCTTCGAGATTCGGGATCAGCTCATGTGGTTGTATGGAAGCGGATTCCCGAAGTCCATGGACGTGTCGAAGGCAATCGACAAGGCGGCGGGAGCGGAGCGGAACGTAGTAGGCACCAAGCTTGGCCTTCCGGGGTATTCTTTAGCCCCGGATAGGGGGAGGTCTGTCGCCTGCGTTCCACATACTGATCCCATATCCGAATGCAGCATCACAGCTCCCGCGACCGACGCCGCAAAAAAGTGGGCAGGATGGGGCACGGCTTTGAAGCCCGCGCATGAGCCGATCTGTCTGGCGCGGAAGCCGTTCTCGCGGACTGTGGCGGCGAACGTGCTCGAACACGGGACCGCAGCAATCAATGTCGATGGGTGTCGCATCCCGTTCGTTGGTCCGGATGGGGGATGGGGCGCGAAACAGGCGGCCTCAATGGGCTACCACTTCAGGACTGAGTCAAGCGAGTACAAGACCAGCAAACACGATGCCGGGCGCTGGCCCGCCAACGTCCTACACGACGGGTCCGACGAGGTTGTCGAGCGGTTCCCGGAGGGCGCCGCCCGGTTCTTCTACACGCCGAAGGCAGACGCCGAGGACCGACACGATGGACTCCCGTCGAAGCTGCGGAACCGTCATCCGACGGTGAAGCCCATTGATCTGATGCGGTGGTTGGTGCGGCTCATCACGCCGCCGGGCGGGGTTGTCCTTGACCCGTTCATGGGGTCGGGGTCAACTGGGAAGGCATGCGCGGTTGAGGGCCGGGACTTCGTTGGCGTCGAGCTCGATCCGGAACACGTCAAGGTCGCCGAGGCGAGGATCGCGCACGCGGGCGGGTTGTTCGGATCGGTTGTGGTGCGGCCATGATCTTTGGCTCCGTTTGTTCCGGCATTGAAGCGGCTTCGGTGGCGTGGCATCCGTTGGGGTGGCGCGCGGCATGGTTTGCGGAGATTGCCCCGTTCCCAAGCGCCGTGCTCGCTCATCGGTGGCCAACGGTTCCAAACCGTGGCGATTTTACGACCATAGGGGGAGACGATGCAATTGTCGATGTTCTCATCGGTGGAACGCCGTGTCAGAGCTTCAGTGTCGCCGGATTGCGCGGCGGTCTGGATGACGAACGCGGCGCCCTCACCCTTGAATATCTCCGACTGGTTGACCGCATACGGCCTCGGTGGGTCGTCTGGGAGAACGTTGCCGGTGTCCTGTCAACGGACGGCGGACGGGCGTTTGGAGCCTTCCTCGGGGGTCTGGAGAAACTCGGGTATGGGTGGGCCTATCGAGTCCTGGACGCTCAATACTTCGGAGTCGCCCAACGTCGTCGCCGAGTGTTCGTTGTCGCGCACGCTCGAGGCGCCTGGCAGCGTGCCGGGGCAGTACTATTTGAGCCCGCGAGCTTGTTTGGGGATCCTGCGGCGAGCAGAAGCGCGCGGCCGCGTGTTGCCGTTGACGCTCGCCGAAGCGCTGACAAGGGTAGCATCGCGCGAACCTTGACAACAAGCGGGCAACGTTTTGACGCGGATTCCGACACGTTCGTCGTTGATGTGTTGCCGTTTGACACTACACAGGTGACATCACGGGGTAACTATTCTGCTCCGAGGGTGGGCGATCCTTGTCATCCGCTCGCGGCCAGGGCTCACGCGCCCGCTATCTGCTTCAACGCTCGCCAGAATCCAGACATCACCGGCGACATTTCGGACTGCCTCGGTGCGCAGGACAGAGGCCACGCCGTCCTTGCCGACACTGCGATCCGGAGGCTGACGCCGCGAGAATGCGAACGGCTACAAGGCTTCCCCGATGATCACACGCTCGTACCCTATCGCGGGAAGCTGGCGGCTGATGGACCCCGCTATGCTGCGATCGGAAACTCCATGGCCGTTCCGGTGATTCGATGGATTGGCGAGCGGATCGCCGCCGCCGACGCCGAGCCGTGACCATTCGGGCTCGCGGCGGTACAATGTGGCGAGGAGACCCGCCATGACCGATCACGATCGCCCGATGGGAAAGAGCACGCTAGCCGTCGAGAAACAGAAGCTGATCCTGGAACAACGCAAGATCGAGCTCGCCGCCGAGGACCGCGCCAGGGATGACAGGCGGGCGATGATCCGGCAGATCCTCGCCGTCGTCGCCCTGCTCGCGGCGCTCGCTCTCGTCGGGGCGGCGCTGTATTGGGGACGGGCGTTCTCGTTCTCGGGGCTCGGGATCGAGGCAACGACCGGAGGTGCGCATGAGTGAGCTACATATCTACGATTTCGATGCGACGCTGTATCGCAGCCCCGGGCCGCCAGAAGGTCAACCCGCCAGCGAATGGTGGGACAGTCCGGTCAGCCTGGACGGCGTCGGTCGTGCCGGATTCGATGATGGGTGGCGCATGAACATCGTGCGCGACGCTCGCGAATCCATCGCTGACCCAGATGTCGAGGCCGTTGTGATCACCGGCCGGCGTCGGTTCGCTGGGATGACGAGGGCCGTCGAGCGGGCGCTCTCGCTCGCGGGCCTTCGATTCGACGACGTGATCTTGCGCCCCATGACCTCGACAGGAGACGTCTCCGCGTGGAAGGCCGCCGAGGTCGGTCGCCTGCTCGCAGGGATTGACGGGGCTGAGAAGGTCAAGATGTACGACGACAACTCAGATAACCTCCGGGCTGTGCGGGCGGTTGTCGAGCGCGCCGGCCTTGCGTTTGTCGCCAGCTCGCGGTAGGGTGTTAGGGCCTCCTCGGCGCCGGAGTCATGATCCGGCCGCGTCGCCCCATCACGGGGCGGCGCTCCGAGAAGGCGAGACGAGGAGATAGCATGACAGACCAACAGCCGGGCGACATCGCCCTCGGCGCGGCGCGTTCGCTCGTCGCGACGATACGATTACCCAGCGCGGACTATACCGCCGCCGTCCGCGCATTCCTGGCCGCTCCGGGCGTCGCCGAGGACCTCGAGTACCTTGGCGAGCGCAAGGGGTGGCGCGAGCTCTCTGCCGAGCTGCGACTCGTCCCAGTCGTGTGGCGGGCGTTGTCGCCGCTGGTCAGGCCGAGACGACCGAGGGCAGACAAGCCAGCGCGGATCGACATCGCGGTCGAGCGCGCGATGAGTCCCGACATCTCCGGCGAGGGCGCCGTCGTCGGGCTGCTCCAGCGCGGCCGACCTCGCGAGGATGGTGGCGCGGCGCCGATCATTCGGAACGGCTACAACCTCGGGATCATCCTCGGACATGACAGCCGGTGGCGAGGTCGAATCCGGCTCAATGAGTTTCGGTCCGACGAGGAGATCCGCGACGGCGACCGATGGCGCGGCATCACCGACGTGGACGCGATCGAGATCGGGCGGTGGGTCTCGGAGCACTACCGACTCGATTACCAGACGGCGACGGTACATGAACAGCTCGTCGCGCTCGCTCATCGACAGCGAGCTCATCCCGTGCGTGACTACCTGCAGGCCCTGCTCTGGGACGGGGCGAAGCGCATGGACTCATGGCTCGGGGACGTGTTCGGCGTCGAGCCGACCGTCGGCGCACATCGCGTCGGGCGTGCGTGGCTTATTTCGATGGTCGCGCGCATCATGGGCCCAGGCTGCAAGGTCGACACGGTCCCGATCTTGATCGGGAAGCAAGGGCTCCGAAAGTCGACGACGCTCCGGGCGATGATGCCGGATGCAACGTGGTTTAGCGACAGCGATATCCCGCTGCATCATTCCCAGGACAAGTATCAGGTCATTCAAGGCGTCTGGTTGTACGAGATCGCCGAGTTTGACCGATTCACGAGCAAGGCCGACGCCGCCGAGGTCAAGGCCTATGTGAGCTCGCAGCGGGACACGTTCCGGCGTTCGCACGGCCGGCGGGTCGCCAGCGTCGATCGTCAAGTGGTGTTTGCGGGCTCGACGAATGCGGCCGAGTTCCTGGTCGATCCGACGGGTTCGAGGCGCTACTGGCCTCTCGTCTGCTCGCAGGCTGACCCGGATGTGATGCACCGGATCCGCGACCAGCTCTGGGCGGAGGCCGTCGCGGCCTATGAGGCTGGCGAATCGTGGTGGCTGTCGTCCGAGGTCGCCGCCGAGGTCGCCGAGATGGCTGACGCATTCCGGGTCGGCGACCCATGGGATGAGCCGCTCGGAGCGTGGCTCGCCGAGCACACCGCGACCGCTCGGATGTCGGGGCTGATCATGGCCGACATTCTGGCCGACGCATGCGGCACCCCGATCGGGGTGGCGACGAAGCGGGAACAAGGGCGGGCGGGCGCCATTATGGTCAGGCTGGGGTGGGTGAAGAAGAAGCGGAAACACGACGTCCGGTGGTTCCCGCCGGTAGGTGGACACCTATGATGGGGTGTCCACCGGGGGTGTCCACCCAAAAGTGTGCGGTCTACCTATATGGTGGACAGGTGGACACCTGTGGACACCTACACGCACACATAAGAGAGATCTGGTGTGTGGCGCGCGCGCACACACGACAACACACACGCCCTGCAAGTACGCCGGAGGTGTCCACACCTGTCCACCCTCAGCGCAAACGTAGCAACACAGCCGACGATCGCGCGTTGAGGGGGTGTCCACTGAGGTGTCCACCGGGGTGTCCACCGAGTAGGGGTGTCCACCTCGAAGAGGAACGCATGACCGGAGGTAGCATGATCGTAGGTTGCACCGACCTTGTTAGCCCTGCTCGCACGCGCGCGCGGGGCGGTCGTGCGTCGAAGTGTAGGGTGTACCTACGCTATAACGCATGCACGGGGGTATCCCCCTTTTGTCACGGCCCGGGCCCCGACC